ACGTAAAGCCAATTCCACAAATTGATTGAATGTAATATCCATCTCGTGCGCCATCATCATGTATGTCAGCAACTCTTCATCTGTAAATTCAACTACCACGGTTTCTTTATTCATCATTTTTCCAATTATCTACGTAAGTGTGTTCTACTCCTGGCGCAACGGCAAAGATTACAATCTCATAGTCCATCATAGGCTCTGTATGTCCAGGACAATCTGTTCTTGTACATAGAAAAGCATCTGGCCATAGTTTAAGATCAAATGTGTCCCAGTTATGAGCAACGCCATCATCAACATTGACCATAATCGGTGTATCATCTGCAAAGTCTTTAAGTCTCTCAAACAACTCACCCTTTGTTAGATACTTCTTAGTATCACTCATGTTTCAATCTACCCTCGTAAATAGCATTCATCCACTTGGCATAACTTTCTACTTGATCAGTGATCTTGACCAATTCATATTTGCCGCAGAATTTCATTAAGTGCATACCAACACCAGATTTAGGAACCACACGCAATTGCTCACGAATACATTGATCAACTGCGTCTTTGACTTCTTGTGGCTGCGATGTAAGATCACAAAGATGTACATTACGCTCGTAGTCATCAAGTACACGATGTTCAACGCCGTTATGATCGACCCAACGCTGTAGCATCATGTTGTTCCAATTGAAACCCTTGCGCTCACGATCAGCATAGGCATCAATCAGACCAATAGATTTTTTAGTTCCTTTGGTACGAACACCTGGATAGGCAGAGAACACGTTGTCACTGGTATCCCCTCGCATACATTTTTCAAACAGCAAGTATTGTGGATCGCCCAACTTCTTAGGTTCTTTGGTTTTCTTATCCTTGACTTCACGACCCTTGTCATCAAAGTATCCGTCAAGCGTGACTAAGTGTCCAGCCATGGAATTGTATTGTTTGACATTGGGAGCGATAAGTTGTGCGAAGTCACCATCACTGGAAATGATGTAGTGTTCGTCATCCGTATGTAGTTGAACAAAACGTGCAATGATATCGTCTGCTTCTGCCGTAGGACAGCGTAGCACCGATACGTTTGTTTTTTCGTCTAGGAATTTTGTAAATGTGTCGTATGTTTCCCAGAACATTTGATCTTCTTCTTGTTCTTTGACCGTTTGAGCCGCACGTTTGACCGCACGATTCGCCTTGTAGGGAGCATAGAAATCTTTACGCCAACTACGACCCTCAAGTGCAAAGATCACATGACATGGCTCTGAACCAATAAATCTGCGAACAATGCTTTGAACACCTGAAAGTGTGAGATGTAGTGCCATGCCTACTTTCTCCCAATCATCGCTGCCACGACTGGCAAAATGACGTGATTTGAAGAATAAATTGGCCGTATCTATGAGTATATATTTCATTGTGAGATTCTATTTATCTAATAATATGCTACTATTATACGACAAACATGAATATTTGTCAATGAAAATGGATAGATTGAAGTTAACTGACTTCGGTTCGGCCGTTTCCAATATCTCTGGTTCGAATGTTACGCAGTTCTTCACGCAGTGCATCAGCCTCACGCAAATTAGGATCAGCCACATTTTGTTCGTAAATTTCAAGTGCGATATTACGGCACACGGTTTGAAACCAACGATCCACGATCACATCTTCTGTTTCGCCAGGTTTTTGCATGTACCCAGCACGAGCAAGATTAGCCGCAAACTTTGCGTTCCAATCCAATTCAAACGAACCGCTGTTGATATTGTTTGGATCAACATCCACTTTTAGTATGGCAATATAGGGTTCGCCGGCAGCCGTGGCTCGTTCTTTTTCGGTTTGCTTGATCTCTGGTTCTTTTGCTTTGCGTGTCTTTTTTGGAGCAGAATTAATTGGATCTGGTTCCTTTAATTCAGTATTCTTGAAGAATTTAAGTAGTTTATCTAACATAGAGTATCCGTTATCGTTTAAGTAGCCAAATTAAATGTGCGTATTTGTGATGCCAGCGATGCTCATATATAAAATGATCTCCGCATGGGTGGCAAGCACTTCCTACGTGTGCGTACTGCAACCATATTCATCGCTTTGATATGTCACATCGATGTGGTAACCATGCAAATGCACGTTCCCAACCTAAACATTTAGCGTTGAATAAGTTATCACCGAAACTGCTATCTTGTGGCATATTATATTTAGACTTTAATTAGACCAGCGTAAGATAAACATCAACATAGAACTCTCATCGACGAAATCTATTCCTTGATCATCGATGGCAATAGAATTGATATCACGAATGATAACTCCTTGTTCTCGCATCCAATCTTGATATCGTGCATAGTATTCTTTTGGATCATCGTAATCATTTTTATATTTTTTCCACCACATGTCTGATGCATTATACAGAAACGGGTCGATTGGCAATCTAAGAGATTTGTTTGAGTCGTTCATATAAAGAGAATGATGCAAGATTCTTTCCTTTTGATTCGCACATGATATCAAAGTTATCTGTGAATGATAGTGCCCAATCGTTTGTGGCATTATTCCAGTAGAAGTCACTATGCGCACGAAGCTTTTGTTTGTTCTTGCCAGATTCGATCAACAAGTCACGATCTGGTAATGTGCTAGTGCAATGATCTACTAAGATATCTTCACGACTAACACTATAGTGTAGAGTCGGTCTAACACCACGCCAGCTGTCAATCACTCGCTTGACACTATCACTATCTGCGTCAATATATTCACCCTCACGACACCAGTTGTGATGTAGATCCAGTACGATAGGCACAACATCAATGAGACTAAGACAATCGTCTAATCCCCACGAGTTTTCTTCGTTTTCGATTGTGATGCAATTTCTTGCTTCTGGCGATAAACGTTTATATGCCAGTCTAATACCCTCTGGTCCTTTTTTACCAGATATATGTACATTGATTTTAAAGTCTTGAAAACTTTTACCATAGCCCATCCATCGAGTCATGTCTGCGTGATATTCGAATTCATTGATACTAGCCTCTACGATGTTGTCACTGGCGCTTGCCAGTACAGTAAATTGCCCAGGATGAAAAGACAACCTAACATCGTCCAGACGAGCACGGTCACCAATCGTTCTAAAGTGTTGCTCGCAGTACGATACCACATCACTGCGAGTCCAAAAATAGTTCCAATCCCTGTGAGTATAAACAGGAAGTATGTCACTGCTAAGACGTACCATACGAAGTCGTTCATCTAGTGTTCCTACCTTTTCTACAAGCTTACGTGTAGCCTCAATGTTACCTACCATCAAGTCCCATAGTCGTTGTTCGGCAACTTCACGAGTTTGCCTGGCAAGCCAAGCCACGGTTGTTGTACCAGTTGTGTATTGACGTGCGCTATCCTTGGGCTTGAGACCGTCCGTTTGTTCGGGGGTATCAATCCACTTACAGGCAAACCCGATCCGTTTGTTCATAATAAGTATTTTGTTACAAGTTGTTCTGCCACAAGATAGTAACCCCAAAATGGGAATACGATTGCGAAGAACGTTGACCAAAAACCTTTAGCAAGGACAATGCCTACGATCCAAAGGATGAAAAATACTGCGCTTACTAAAGCCTTCATTATTGAGCCTGCTGAGAAAAACGTCGAGCGTCTTCCTGCCACTGGTTCTTGAAGTTTTTGCGTGAGGAATACTTTGAGTATTGTTGATACGCATAATTGCGCATGTTATACAAAAAGCTCTCATCAAACTTATACCCATATTCCACACAAAAATCTTTGAACTTTTCAAGATCATCGAAAATTTGATGAACACGTGGGTTAGATTGAATTTGCTGTTTGGCCATTGTAATTCTCCTATAATGGCTGATTAAACTCATAAATGGTACTAAGTACCGGTTGATTAAAGTTTGTCACTTCGACATGAATGTCATGTGACACATAATAGTCAGCGATGTAGTTATATAGTGCATCACTGACCATTATTAGTTCTAGTACATTAGATTGTAACTCAACTTGACTAATACCGTCAAGTGATTTGGACAAGTCCAACATACCGAGATTTTGTACGTCTTGTTCATTTTTTACTTGAACGCCAACGTTTATCATGTATTCCTTGAAATCCACCGGAATCCAAAATAGTCTTTGAGCACCGGTGGCAATCTTTACTTTCTTTTCAAGTCTGGCGTAATCGTGCTGATCCATATTAAGCCTGTTGTGCTGGTAACAAGTACTCATAGTCAGCAATACCCGAATCAACAGTGATCTTCATTGCGCCTTGATCCGAAATGTAAATCCGCTTGTCGCCTGCCAAGTCCATGATTGCCAAGAATTGTTTTACCGGCCATGCCCATGCACGTTGAAGTGAGCCTTGAATTCCACTTTCGAATACAAAGTTCGCAGAGTGACTCGATACATCGCCGAAATGAATCTTGAGATTCGTGCCGTCTGTCTTGGTTACAAAAGTTGGAGACTCACTATTGGCACCAGCTTGTTTCTTTAAGCGTTG